TACAGTAGCTAGGTTTGAATCACAGAACCTGTCAAACAGGCAGCAATCAGCAATGCTGGCTGCAGAGCAACGTGCTAGGTTTATGGGTCAAGAGTTTGACCAGACATTCCAAGCAAAGGTAATGAACGCTAGTAAGATTAGTGACATTGCCAACCAGAACTTTACAGCAGAGCAACAGGTACAGCTAGAGAACTCACGTGCTGCTAATACAATGAATCTGCAGAACTTGTCTAATACACAGGCTCTTGTAATGGCTGAAGCTGCTGCATTGGCACAGCTTGATACGGCTAACCTGAACAATCGTCAACAAGCAGCAGTACAAAACGCACAGAACTTCTTGCAGGTTGACATGGCTAACTTGTCTAACCGCCAGCAGACTGAACTGTTCAAGGCACAGCAGCGTACACAGGCATTGTTTACTGACCAAGCTGCACAAAATGCTGCACGTCAGTTTAATGCATCTAGCCAGAATCAGGTTGACCAGTTCTTTGCTAATCTGTCTAGCCAAGTGTCGCAGTTCAATGCTACACAGCAGAACGCACAGTCACAGTTTAATGCAGGTCAGACAAATACAATTGCACGTTTCAATGCTGAATTAAATAACCAGCGTGACCAGTTCAATGCACAGAATCAGCTTGTGATTGCACAGGCTAATGCTCAATGGCGTAGACAGATTGCTACAGCAGATACAGCAGCTATCAATCGTGCTAATGAATTAAATGCTTCAGCTATTCTGGATATTAGTAAAAATGCATATGACAATCTGTGGAACTACTATGCTGACACAATGGAGTGGGCATGGACATCTGCAGAGAATCAGATTGACCGTAACAATGCCTTGGCTATTGCAGAACTAGACGCTAAAGCACGTGGCGATGTCGCTAAAGAACAATCTTCTACTGCTGCAGGTAATGCTATTGGTAGCTTAATTGGTACATTAGGTAGTGCTTGGCTAATGGGTGGCGGCTTGTGTTGGGTTGCACGTGAAGTATATGGTCAAGAAGATATGCGGTGGTTTATATTCCGTACATGGTTACAATATCAAGCACCATCTTGGTTTAAAACTTTATACGAGACACACGGTGAAAAATATGCTAAACTAATATCTAAAGTGCCACCATTAAAATGGGCAACTAAAAAGTTAATGGATTTAGTAGTTGAAAAGAAAAAAGGTAGATTAAATGTCCAGACAGTATAATCCTGCTGTTGCAGCATATAACAGTCTTAAAATAGATATGACGGAAGCACCAAAGCCTAAAACTCTTGGTGGCTTACTTGCGCCTAAAGCAATGCCTAAACCACAAGAAGAAGATATGTCACAGCCAATGTCTCGTGTTGCTGCTCACGTAAAGGCTATACGTCAAAGAAGGATGGAAGAAGATGGCTCTTGATATAATGAGATCATTTGATGCGCCTGTACCGGGTCAGTCTCTTACGGCTGAACTTGGCGCACGTCCTTGGCAAAGTCCACCTCAATATCCTACTGTAGATGAAGCTATTCAGTATTATATGCGTAGCATGACTACTGAAGAATTTATGGATCAAATTATTGATGTTCTTGAAATGGGTGTTTCTGTAGCTGATGTAGCAAACGTAATGCAAGTAAAAAGCGTTATGGATGGTATTCACTCTGTTGATGTTGGCATAATGGTAACTCCTGTAATTATGGAAATGATTATGTTCCTTGCAGATAGCGCAGGTATTGAATATGAAAAGGGTACAGAAAATCCCGATAAGAAAAAACTTAGTGGTGCTAAAAAAGCACGTGTTCTTCAACAACTAAAAGAAGAAACTGAAGATATGGATATGGCAGAAGAAGCTGAAGAGACTGTTGAAGAAATTGAAGTATCTAAAGAAGAGCCTAAAGGCTTAATGGCACGGAGATCGTAATGGGTGCGTTTGGTACAGGATTACTTACTGGTCTAGCGACAAGCATTGAAAGAGGTGTTCGTCAAAACATTGACATGAACATGGAAGAATTGTCAAATGCCAAGAAATATATGAGGGCTAGGGAAGAGCAAGAAAGTGCTAGATATAGAAAAGACCTAAAAGAGTATGAAGATACCGTTAAGGACTTGGCACGTTTTGTTGATACCAGTACTTTGCCACAAGGTGCAACTGCATATGATGTGGCTGGGGCTTATCTTGAAAAAATGGGTGGTAGCATTACTGCTGCTCGTAGTATGGTTGAAGAATTACAAAAGTCTACTGTTCTTGGAAAAGATGCACCAAAACTTATTTTTGATAAAGCTAATCAAATGGGATACAGTGCTTCAGATGTAGCTAAAATGTACACTGATCCTATGGACCTTGCTTATATTCGCGGTGGAAAACAGATGGGTACTGGACTATTCTTTGATAAAATGGATATTCGTGCCAAAGCCGAAGAAAGTCTTGCTATGCCAACGATTGAAAAGCAAATGGATCGTTCAGGTCTTGGTACAGCTAAGACTACTGGTACTATGCTTTCTGAACAGGAATATGTAAGAGAAAAAGAAAAAGAAGATTTAGCTATGAAACAAGCACGGCTAACTCTACAAAAAACGGAAGCAGAAATAGCGGATTTAGGCGGTCTTGACGATACGGCTGGTAGAATGTATTTAAAAGATGCTTTAGCTAAAGCAGCAACTAACAAAGGTTTTGAAATAAATGTAGATGGAACACCAGATTTTAAAACTACCCCGGAGAAATTACAAGATTCAAGAGATGCTTTTTCTGAAGCATTAACAAATGCTACTAATTATTTTAATAGTACAGGTACAACTAAAAAACTATCTGGTAAAAATCAATTATATGGTTTTGTATCTGCTAATCTTCCTTTTGCAACAAAAAATAAAGCACCTGTAATTGATGGTCAATTAGATAAAACCTCTATGCAGGTTGGTACTATATATGCTTGGAAGGCGGCAGGTCAAAATGTAAGTGGTGTATATCTTGGCCCAGAGTTTGGTGCAGATGATTTCTTAATGCTTCCGGGATTTTAATATGGCAGCAGTATCAACAAGGATTGAAGAAGCTGATGATGATTATGTGTCTTCATCAGGGACATTAGCACCTAGTGTGCAACAACCCGCTTCTTCAGCAGCAACAGTAAACGTAATAAACGAAGGCATTGAACCTGCTGATGATTCATATGTTATGGAAACTCAGAAACCAGAGCCTCCAAAACTTGTATCAACAGAAGAACGTCTAGCGCAAGAGCCTGTAGAACCTCGTGGTCCTCGTTCCAGAAAAGAAATGGAACAAGACGAAGAACTTATGGCTGATATTAAGCAGCATTTAAAAGATCGTTATGATATTGATGCGGATGAACGTCTTCCTGATTTCTTCAGTGGCTACCTTTTTGGTGGTGATGAAATAAATAATGAAGAAATACTTGAACAGTATATGGATAAGTGGCGCATGATGACTGGCAACTCTATGGACGCTGGTTTTGAAATTGCGTGGTTAAAAGAACTAGAACAAAAAGAAAATGATGCTCGTGCTGCAGCCGAAAAAGGTGATGATAAGGCAGCAGAGCAAGCCAACATATATGCAGAACAACGGGCCAGAGCATTACGTGTGTACCAACGTGCAGACGAAATGGCTGGCCTTTTTGGTTCTAAGCGTTATGAAGGTATGTCAACTCTTGAAATGATTGGAGAGATTGGTGAAACAGTAGGTGTTAATGTTCTTGCTGCTATATCTGATCCTACTACCGCATTGTCAGCGGGTGCAGGTAAGTTAGTTGGTCTTGGTGCATCAGCTTCTGGTGCTAGTCTAAAATCTGCAATACTTAAAGCTGCAGGTACTGGTGCTGCAATTGAGGCTGTTGCCTCTGCAGGTACAGACGTTGCTATACAGCAGATGGAAATTGAAATGGGTGCTAGAGATAGCATTGACTACAAGCGAACTGCAGCGGTAGCTGGTTTAGCTGCTGCAACCGCAGGTGTAGTTTCTGGTCTTTCTACTAAAAATGCTGTAACTCGTGTTGATAAAGTTACAAGAGGTGAGTTAACTTCTGCACTTGAGGTACAAAAAGAGGTGCAACTTAAAGCAGCAAAAGAAACACAAAAGAAACTACGTCAAACTTCAACAGATATTCGTGAGCGTTTAGCTAAATCCATTGAAGACACCTATGGTAAAGAGGCTATTATACGTCACAAGAATGGTAAAGTAAAAGAAATCAATTCTAAATTTATTCGTGAATCTGAAGACGCTAACGGTTTGTATAAAGAAGTGGAAGTTTCAGATACAGATTTCATTGATCCCGCTATGAGTGTTAATACATTTGAACGTGTAGTCGCTTCTACTGCTGAATTGTTTGAAGGCGTTAAAAATGGAACAATTAAATTAACAGATGAACTTACAGGAAATCCTTTAACAAAAAGACAGCTTAGTGATTTAACATCAAAACTGCAACCCGGTGAAATGGTAAGTGAACGTATGCTTACTATTCTTAAAAACACAGCAGATAACGAATCTGATGATATAGTTGCACAATTATTAGGCAAATATGGTATTACTCGTAGAGAAATAGCCGCTGTAATGTTTGCTGATGCAAGTAAAGCTGGTCAAAAACTTAATCGTTTATCTCAACTAAGCCGTGTTATAGGACGTGCTGGTAGAATTAAAACAGCAGGAGAAATGGCAGAAGAAGCAGAAGCCGCTGTTACAGATAAACTAAGTAGTACTTTTCGTAGACTGGAAGACATTCGCCGCTTAACACTTGTTAGTGGTGTAGCTACTGCTGTGCGTAACAATATTTCACAGGTGATGCGGTCTGGTGTTGATACACTTGTTTATGGTTTTGAATCTGCAATCAATCCAAATAAAAAGTTTGGATTTAAAAATACACTTGCTCAAGTATCAAACACATTCTTTAACTCAAAAGATTCAGCTACAATGGCTCAGTTTTTGCTTGACTTAGCACCTGAACAAAAAGCTAGATTCTATAATATGTATTCTGAAGTTAATAATACCTTATCTAAAAAGAATCCGGGTCAAGCATCTATGGCTTCAAAGGCAAATGGGCTTCAAAAAGAAACACCAATATTAGATGCTTGGGAAAATGGTATAACAACTTTAAACTTCTTAAACCGTTTTCAGGAAGCGGCATATCGTAACGGTTCGTTCACTACATCAATACAACGTCAATTGTTTGACCAAGGAATTGATATGATTGATGTACTAAAAAAAGGAACCGTTACTGAAAATATTTCACAAGACATGATTGCTAAAGCAGTTGATGATGCGCTTGAATTTACTTATGCAAGTCAGCCTAAGACTGGATTGTTTCAACTTGCTAATAATTTCATTGTAAAATCTGGTGCAACTATAGCAATACCGTTCCCACGGTTTATGTTTAAAGCAATTGAAATGACATACAATTATAATGCTACAGGTGCTGCAACCGCACTTACACGTATGTTGTTACAAAAATCTCGTGGTCAACAAATAACTGATGGTATGTATCGTCAGCTTGCAGAGGGTGTTGCTGGTGGATTGCCTATGATTAGTCTTGGCTATCTTCTTCGTGATCCCGAAAATGGTATGGCGGGTTCTGAATGGTATATGTTGCAGGATGGTAAAGGAAATGAGTTTGATGCACGTCCTTACTTCCCACTTACACCTTATCTTTTGATTGGTGAAGTTATTCATCGGTATACAGATGATAGACCTATTCCAACTAAAATTGACACACAAGAACTATTAGAGGGTTTTACTGGTGCAAACTTCCGTGGTTCAGGTGCTATTTCAAAAATCACAGAGGATTTGTTCAAAGCTATTGAAACAGGTGGCGATGATCTTGGTTTCAAGTATAGCATGGCTACATTAGGTGAATATCTTGGTGAAGCAGCTAGTGGTTATCTTCAGCCTGTTTATCAACTTGGTGATCTTGAATTACGTGGAGATATGATTCAGCGTAAGAAGGATTATAATGAAGACCCTGACTATAAAGATGGTGTGGATGGTTTCTTTGAAGGCTTTAGTAGACCATTTGAAAAGCGTCTTGGGCGTATTGCTGAAACATATACAGACATGATGGAAGATAAACCAGACATGGAAGACCCACGATTTGCTGATCCACAGTATCGTATTATGCCTTTCTTGAAAGTAATGTTTGGTGCTACATTTACACGTGTACCACCTAAATATGTTCTTGATTTAAATCGTATGGGATTTAAGTATCGTGATTTTACTACAAGCACAGATACGCCATCATTCAATCGCTACATGAATAAAGAAATGGGCGAAATGATGAATTATGAAATGGATGAGTATTTAAAAACTCTTAGAGAAGAGTATAAAGGTGACGAACAAATGGTTGCTAATGGTATTCGTCAATATATTAGTAGCACTAAAACCCTACTTTATAACTTTGCAAAAGTGAAAGATGACCAAAGTGGTAAGGCTGCTCTTATGAATAAGTTTAAAAGAATGTCGCCATACTCTCGTATTGCTGCAATGAAACAGTACAAAAAAGATTATGAGGGAAAAGAACCAGAAACTGTTGACGATTGGATGGAGTTAAACAACTATGCATCTCAAATAAGATCAGGTGTAAAGTCAATAATAGGAAGATAAAATAAAAGGGGGCAATTAAGCCCCCTAATTTTTAGCGATTATCTCCATCACCCTGTAGGCGATTTCTAGCTTTCCTGTCGGCTAGTTTCTCTAAGTTGTCTTTCATGATTCTACCAAGATTCATATCCACTTCTCTAGCAAGCATTGCGCAGTACCACAACACATCACCTAATTCGTGACCTATAGCATTTAACTTAGCGTGATAATCTTCCCTGTCTGCACCATCTCGTATTAGCTTTTTAGCTTTGTTAGCAATCTCACCAGCCTCACCAGCAAGCCCAAGAGTTAAATACTCAAGGGCTTTTTCTTTAGGGAAGATGGCAGTCTCTGCTGCTTTGTTTTGATATTCTGTTGCTGTAATGTCACTCATATATCTCTCCTTCATCCACTGTTTAGCTTCTTCCTCTAGCCTCATTAAACTGTACCTCTTCTAGCTGCTCATAGTAGGCATCGTTCCACCCACGTTGCCACTCACGTGCTTGCATAGTATGTGTGTCCATATTAGGGCGATGCTCAATAAAGATATTTTTCTTACCCTTCTTAGTCATCCTACCACCATGCTTAAACGCTTCGTAGCCCCACTGGTATTGAATACGCAGTGGAGCATCATATTTACCAAGACCATTACGCCGCATCTTGTTTCTCCTTTTCTTTTTGTTTCAACCATTCTTCTCTGCTTGGGTGATGAGCAGGTGGGTTATGTTGCACCCACCCCTCACCTTTCTTCCATACTACACTCATGCTGCAGCAATGTCAACTATTTCACAGACACCTGCAGTACAAGCCAACTCACGTCCACCTGATGTAGTATCTTCCTTCTCAAACTCTTGAAGCAAAGACCAGTCTACATTCTTTGGCATCTTAGCCGCCCATTCTTTGTATGTGTCAGCATCAATGTCCTGATAAGGTGCTTGCTGATATGTATGCTCACTGAATGGCAGGAAGCTGATACCACTAACCTCATCAAAGTGTTTGTACACCCATGCACCTACAGCCATCCATTCGTTTTCCTTTACAGAAATAGTGACTGATGGTTTATGTTCGCACCAGTGACGCTGATAAGTCAGCCACAGTTCAAGCTGTTCAATGGCTGTCATACCTGTGCGTGTCACTGCGTTCTTGGGTGACTTCATAGGGAATGAGAAGACTGTAGTGCTGTCGGGTTTCATTACGTCTGGCTCACTAGGTATGCCCTGTGAAATCAAGAACTGTGTCAATGGGTCTTTGTTGTCACCACGGACAGTGCGAATGTAATATGGATTGTGTCTAGCATGAATACCAGAGGCACTATCCACAAGCTGTGATACTGTACCACTAGGCTTGACACAGGTAATAGCAGCAGACTGTTGAATACCAAGTTCCCACGCCATAGCTGCGTTAGCTTCAATGGCAGTAACACGTAGCATCTCAAGTGTATCAGCTACCTCTTTACCTTTATGCAATGCAGCACAGTCCATGATGCCTGTCAGTGATACACCAAGCAAGCGTTCTTCCTCTGTATTATTCTTCCAAATCTTACGCAGATAACGAAAGTTTGTTAGTGTAGCTTGGAATGTACCCAGAATAGTAGCAAGCCGTACCTTCTCTTTCAAAGAGAGAAGCGTATCTGTTTCACGTGCAACTACCTCAGACAAGTTACAGAACTGGTATGGACGAAGGATAATCTCAGAGCAAGGATTACAACCAAAGTCTTGGTCAGCATCACGCCTACCATTCTTGGCTGCTTGCTTCTTAGATGATTCACGATTGAAGATACCACGTTCACCTGACTTGCTGTCGTACAGTGACAACCATTCACGCATGAATGTACCCATCTCTGGCTTCTGCTTGTACGCTACAGAGTTATTAGCCAACGCACGTTGCCCTTCATTCTCCCACCACTGACCTGATTTAGCGTGAGCCATCTGGTCATCGTTAAGATTAGACAATGAAATCAATGCACTACGGCGTACACCACCAACGACTACCACTTCACCAATCTTACACATGATGTCGTGACATTCTATTGGGTAGAGTCTACGTCCCTTTGCACCTTTGAACTTCTGTATGACAAACTCAAACAGTTCTACCAATGGCTGTGGGCCTGACGCACGACCACCGAATGTCTTCAGCCTTGCACCTGCTGGGCGTACCTCTGATACATCCCACTTAGGAACCTGACCAGTGTACAACATAGCAATCAATTCTTTCAGTGACTTAGCCCAACCCGGACGACTGTCACCTACCTTGATTACTGTGTCTGTGTTATGAAACTCTTCATTCACAATAGGCAGCTTCTCAATATTGTGACGTTCAACGCTAAAGCCAACGCCAGTGCCACACATAAGGATGTACATAGTCTCATCAAAGGCACGTGGGCTATCCACAGGTACGTATGAACAGTTGTATCCACCTACATGGCAACGGTCTAGTGCTGGGCCGCTAGTCATCAATGCCCTCATACTAGGCATGATTGACTGATTCAATACAGCTTCTTCCAGTTCAGACCTCAAGTTGTCAGATAACTTATAATTATTATTGATAGCCAAGTGATTAGCCATATAATCAAAATATCTTGATACTGTTTCATTCCAAGTTTCTCTTCTTTGTTCATCTTCTTTCCACCTTGCATAGCGTGAGAGGGCAATAAAATTTTGATAGTCTGTTGGTAGCTGATTGTTCATTTAATACTCCATTACTGTTCTAATTGTTTTAATTGTTACACCATCTATGTCATGTAAAATATCAACTAAAGCATCTTCTAATTCTTCATCTACACGTCCATCTGCTGGTATAGCGTATTCCTCATCGTCAATATTAAAAGTTATAAACATTTTAACTCGCATCTGCCATAACCTCTTCAATCAACTTATCCAGATACCATCTGGCTTTCTCTAAATCCTCTACAGGCTTTTCTTTGTAGTCAAATCGCCATAGATACTTCATAATATTACCTTGCAGATAATATTTAAAGCCATCACCAGTAGCTGCAGAGATAGCATGAATACATTCAATACCTGTTTGATTGTAATGTGGTGGACTGTTGACCATATCTACTGCATCTGATTGCTTATTAGCTTGCTCAGATTTAGTATTCATCCACCGACTATCTACCTCTGTAGCTTTAGCTTTCATAAACTCCTCGTGTCTCATCATGCGTTCCCCTTTGTTTTACTGCCAAAACTTAACTTAACTACATTAGAATCTGTATATTCTACTTTTGCTATTCTATCCTCAATATCTTCTATTTCATCTGAGTTGTCAAGCATATAGTGTTCCATAGTCTCTAAAAATTGTGGGTTTTCATCCATATAAGATACACAACAGGCAACTAAATTTGTCAAATGCATAAGATGTAACATACTCTCTCTATCCATTGGATTTGTTTTGTCTGTAACAATATTTACTTCTAATTCCCCTGTCCATGAATTTTCATCATCTAACATTGGTTTTAGTTCCACATAAAATGATTCTGGATTATACATGATTATCTCCTTTTAATTTTTGTACCGCTAAACTTTATAAAGTTAGGGTAGCTGTTCTTACCTTTTTCCTTCAACCAATCTTCGGGTATAATCCGGTCATAATATCGGAAGCCATATTTTGTACACCATTCACCATATGTAGACTTAGCACCCTTACGTAGTTTGCGTCTGCTGCTTTCAAACACAAAACGAATATCCAATTTGGGATGCTGCTTTTGTATAGCCAGATGCTTGCGTCTATCTGCTGCGGTGAACATACCTTTTGTTTCAATAATGATACCATTGAACAGCACGAAGTCTGGTGTGTAGGTTCTGTATGCAAGGTCTTCCCACTCAATCTTAACTTGCTCATATAAGAAGTCTACTTTGAGTTCTGTTAGGTAGTCAGATACCTTGAGTTCCAGACCGCTACGATAGCCATACTTTCGTGCTGCTCTGAATTGTTTTGCGTTAGGCAATGTCACGCCATAGCATTGATGGTAAGGTGTATCTGTAATTTGTATTACGATACCCTAAAGATTTAAGTTCTTCCTGAATTGCTTTATCCGCTTCATTACGTGCTGCAATAGCATCTCGCAACCCAGCAGTTTTTCTGTCACGATACTCTTTACGCAATTCAACAAGGCGTTGTTCTGTAGCTTTAATTTCATCCAATAAAGCATCAAATTCCAGTCTGTCATCATTCATCTTTATACTCCTCTTTTAGTTCAATGTATTGCACAATTTTAGGAAACTTAGCCTGTGACTTTACCTGTTCTCGTTCAATTAGATTAGGCCAACAAGTATTTTTAAAATCACAGAATGTACAGTGTTTATTAAGTACTTTGTTTCCTGTTTCCTTTCCCCTGAAGGTTTCAGTCTCAGGCTCAAAGCATCTTTTAAATTCGTTAGCCTTAACCGTTTTGACTGCTTTCTTTATATTGGTTATTTCTTTTTCAATGTCAATACCTGTAGCTGGTACATATTTAAATTTTCCATTGGCTTTGTTTACTACCCACCAGCCGCCAGCTTTTTTACCAGAAGCCTTTGCATAACCAGCGAGTTGTCCTATGTAGCCAAAGCCATCACCGCTGGCAAGGGTGCTGTAGGATTCAAACTTGTTTCTGTATGACCAGTCTGAAGCTGATTTAATATCATCAACTGCACCATCAAGGATAAGGTCATAAGAACCAGAAATGCTATCGTCACCAACATCAAGAGTAACTTTGTCCGTGTCTTCATACTTTACTCCCGCCTCTGTTAATAGTCCTTTGAAGACAGCTTCAACGATGTCTCCAATCATCATGTTCATTACGAAGTTATTTGATTTAGTTTGCGCAGCCTCTGGCTTGTTTTTTTCAAACCATAGTTGACAGGTTGGCCTACCAACATTAGACATACGCAAACTAAATTCTTTTTTCTCACGCTTACCGAATTGGCGGCGTAAGGCATCCATTATGTCAGTGCCAATTTGTTTAATAGTTTCTTCTGAAATTTCACTATTACCATTGGCAGCGTCACTCATGTACTTATGCAACGCCAATTCAGCAGGGTGATTCATTATGCTGCTCCTTCTTCCAGTTCAATGTCAATAAAATCTTCAACAATATCAACATCTTCTTCAGACATAGCTGCTTCTTGACGCTGACTTGTTTTAGCATCCCACTCTTTGTAGATATAGTCATTGAAGTTTTTTACCCAAGCAAGAAAGTTTCCAAACTGCTCGTGATCTTCCGCTTCAATCTCGTGTGATGCTTTCAGGTTAGCTTTACAAATTGGTGTAAAGTAACTTGATCCATTCGGAAGTTTGTTTTCTTTTGGATCAGAGAAAACAATTTCGTGTTCTGGTGGAACAAGTTCCAGTTTAGTAAACTTACCAAACTCTTCACCTATAATCTTAAAGGCTTCCTTGTTGTCAATTTCCCATATGAAAGGTGTTGTGACATTATCAACAGGTTTACCCTGCGAATCAACAGCATCCTTCATAGTGACAATACCAAAGATAATACGAACACGTTTAATCTGACGAATTAAATCCTGCATATCTGCTGGTAGTGCTTTGAAATCCTCAATCCATCCAGAAGGTTTTCCACAGTTAAATTTACCTGTGTTGTCTTTAAGATCATCATCAAGTGATATATCCATTATTGTACGATGGAATGTACCCTTTGGCTCATTAGGCTTTGGGTTTTTATTGGCAACGTATCTACGATACTGAAAGCGTTGCATAAAAGGACGAACACTTATGTTCTTGCTGTAATAGAATGTTGAATTTTCACCTTCTACTACTTCAAGACGATATGTGCCACCCTCAACAACTTCCACATTTGTTAGTTTACCGTTAATTTCAGCTTGACCCATCACAGGTTGATGCCATAGACGAAGACGATTTAATGTACTGGTCTTCTTAGTACCCTTCGCTCCATCAGCAGCAAATCCCATTAACTTGTTCATTGCTGCATAATTATCGGTGTGTATTGTTACAAGATCATTCATATAATTTTACTCCTTTCGTGTCTTGAACGCATAGTTATATCACGCTACATCCTTAGTGTCAAGCCAATTCGGTCCTATTTTTGCTTCTAATAAAAGAGGAACATTTAACTGTATTTTAAACTTAGAATTAACTAAGTCTGTTAAGTTATTGTTTGTCTCATTTATTATTGCAATTACCTTCTGCTCTTCATCTGGATGAATATCTATAACAATAGAATCGTGTACAGTATTCACAATGCAACTATGCATATTTTCTAGTTGCTTGTCAATATATAAAAGTGTTAATGGCACAATATCTGCTGTTGCAAATGACTGCACAGGGTAGTTTTTTATCTGTGTAAAGTTTGTAACTGTACCATTTTGTCTTCTGGTTACGTTAGGAAAATAAAACTGCCTACCAGAAGGTGTAGTTATCATATTAGTTGTTACAGCTTCTTTAGCCAGTCTGGTATGCCAAGCTGCGACCCCTTTGTACTTTTCTGTAAAGTGTTCGTAGTATGCCGCTTCTGCTGGTGTTCTGCCGAAACCTGTCGCACCGTAGAGTGGCGCGAATGTATGTGCTTTCGCATCCTGTCTACTCGTAGGTTGACCAGCATCACTAATAACTTTAGCGGTGTATGAGTGTACATCAAATCCAGTAGATACTTCTTCAATAGCAACTCCATCTTGTGATAAAAATGCGGCGGCACGAAACTCAAGCTGGGCAAAGTCAGCTTCCATTATCTTACCACCCTCAAATCGTGACACAAATACTTTCTTAACAGGGAATGTGCCGCCACGAGGCATATTCTGCATATTAGGATCAGCACCAGAAAAGCGACCAGTAGCTGTGCGATGCTGTAATAGACGGACGTGTAACTTACCATCCGCTTTTGTGAAGGTTTCAATGCCTTCAACAAACGAAGATAAATACGTATCTAAAGCACTAAGGCGTTTTACTTTATGTAAAAAACTCTTTGCTTCATCCATATTCTTTTCTTTTGCAAAACTCTCAAGAATGTCTAGGTTTGTTTTGGATGTAGTAAATCCATGCGCACTTATCCATTTAGCTGTAGGTGCAGAGAAACGAAGACCAGCAATTTCATTAGTAGGTATAAAGTGAAACCCAACACCAGCACAATCCTTGCAAGTAGAAGGTTTAGCATATGGTGTACCATTCTTTTTCATCTTATGAACTTTACCACGACCATAACAGCTAGGGCATTGCTTTGCTTTTGTTTTAAAAACAAGTTCAGAATTTTCCCTTACAGTATCTTTGAATACATCTTTTTTCATGTAAGGATCAAAGCAATTCTGCCACATAGCTTTATCAATAGGCTTACGACTATAAATAACTTGAGATAACTGCTCTGGGCTATTTAAGTTTACTGGCGTATCCCCCATCAAATCAGACACCTGCTTTTGTAGTTCGTTTGTAAGTTGAATCTTCTCTTGTTCAAATTCTGTACGAACAGATGCTAATGCTTCTTTGTCTACAGAGAAACCACGCTGATATATACGTGCGAGGCAAACAGCTACCTGATTAGTCAGTATAACTGTTTCCATTAACCCTGCATCCTTTTCTGTATTAAGACGATAATACAATTTATCAGCTAATTGCTGAGTAGCATGAAGGTCAGCAGATAGATATTCACATAACTCATTGTGAGGTATATCACGAGTACTATAACCCTTCTTGAAGTATTCTTTTAGTGTGTCTTGCTTTTTAGTATCCAGTTCATAGCGTTCTGCACAAGCCTCAAGAGATAATGGTTCTTTTTGTCCACGTTGTAGTACATACTCTCCTAACATTGTGTCAAACACAGGCCCATCATATTTAAATCCAGATTCCCACAGCCACATCAAATCGTAGGCGGCATTGTGTGCGATGATGATAGTAGCTTGGTCAAGCCACTTTTGAAGCAGGTTGTGTCCGTGGTATGTATGCTCACGCTCACTGTGGTCAAAGGTAATCAGGTCTTCCTGCCCTTGGTCAGTAAGCACACCTACCATAACCAATGTATTCTCTGGCTCAAATGGGTCAAGGTGCATCTTACCATCACGTTGTGTTACTGTATTTTCTATATCAAGTGTTAATTTCATCTAACTTCTCCTTATGTGCTTGTAGGTATTTAACTGCGTTAATTACAGTTGTCAAGTCATCTCTGAAACCACCAAGCCCATCATTACAGTGTTTACATATATAACCACGAAAAGTATTTGTATCGTGACAATGATCAAGTACCCATGTCCCCAATAGCTTTTGTCCATATTTATTTACTTCGTCAATGGTACGTTTACAAATAGGACATTCATAGTCTGCTTCCTGTGGATACAGGTTTTCCTTTCTCAACTCAGCAATTACTTTACGATGTCCCGACTGGCAAGACCTACAGGTTCTTTTAATTTCAGCCTCACCAGTTTTTGTGTAGGACATCTGTTGAAAGTTAGTCACAGGCTGTCTGATGTCACATTTGATACAGACTAAACCATCTTCACATAACTCATCTAGTTTATCTTCTAAAAAGAAATCTAATTGTGTCATGCCGTATACCGTCCAGTACGGTAATCTAGTTCGCAGTGTACAACCCCATGCCACCCAGATAACTTGTTCTTAACAACATTGAGGTGACGCTGTAGGTCTTCAACATTGGGGTCATCGTCTTGCTTCATTGGATTCTTTGCAATCAATATCATAAGGTCAGCTTCTGCAGCTTTACCTGTACGAGAACCTTCCATCATTGACTGATTGAGAAGAACCTTACCTTCTGCCTCTGCAGATAACTGAGACATATAAAAGACTGCACATTCATATTGCTTTGCAATCATACGAGCATGAATTGCATTAGCCTTTAGTGCCTCATCAGGACGAGCAAAGCCACCAGTACGAGCAAACTTATCGCCCATGTCTAGCAGAACAACATCAGGCTTATATGTTTTGCATACAGATTCAACCCATGCCATGTCACGTCCTGTAGCATCTTTAATCTTAATGCGTTCTTTTACAGGTGAGTATAAGTCACGAGCCTTTGCTGGATTAGATTTAATCTCTTTCATTGTCATACCTGTAGCGGCTGTAAGATAACGTGCGCCTACACGATGGCTACCTTCCTCATTACAGAGAATGATACAGTTAGCACCTTGAGATGCTAGACCGCCCGGTGATGCAATCAAGCTGGCATGAAAAGATGTCTTGCCTGTATTTGGTCTTGCACCAATCTCAATAAGATGTCCAGCATTGATACCTTCAACCTGACGTGTAAGGCTAGGAATATTAAACGTCCAACGTGCCTCAAGGTCATTCTTTGCAAGCAGTGTTTCAATGTCCATGTCATCCCACTCCACGTTAAGGTCAGGGGTAAAGTCATCATTGTATTGTTCAATTAAACGCCGCAACGGTTCTAGGCTCGTCTGTGTACCATTAACAAAGTCAAAGCCAATGTTGGCTACATCTTCACCAACTACCTGCTGAAACAATTTAGATAGCACTTCCTGTGCTACATCTTCACCAAGCGGCTGTTCTTTCTTTACCTGCGCAAACAGAGCCGCATAAGCAGTCTTCTGTGCAGTGGTCATTGATGGGTTGTTTGAGATAAACAGTGCCTCTACTTCATCAGGTGTAACGGTACGTTCATAACGTGACATAGCTGAATCAATAGTCTGCTTAATCTTACGAGCATCCTTGCCAAACAAACGGTCAGGACACCTAGCCCCACGATGATTGTCGTAGAACTGTTTATTCATTAAACTTCTAATGAGTGATAATTCCATTTAGCTTCTCCATATCTGTCGGGTTACGATATTTCAAATCGTCTTTAATGCGTAGTACACGAACATCGTTTACATGACCACGTAATTCTTTTGCAAACTGCAAATTCTTAGGTAGGGCATCGGGGTCTAATGCAACTACGGCTGTTGAGAACTGTGCAAGATACCCTTTATGCGATTCTTGTAGAGATGTACCAAGTATCGCAACCCCGACAAAGGATTTAATGCCACCAACCACGGCTGCACTCACACAGTCCTCAACAACAACTGCGACTTTACCATGTCCATACGAATATGGCAAGCCACTATTTCCATATCTTTTCCATTTAGGTAGACGCTTACCTATGGCACGGCCTGTAGCATCTACAGTTACACCATCGTGTATAACGGGGAAGACCACCCTATCGTCCTTCACATCGTACATCACACCTAATTCGTCAGGGTCTAACTGATAGCGATAACAGAAGGCCAGTACAGTACGTTTGTTACGATGTGGAACAATGTAATTGGGCATTTCAAATGTCTGTGTTTCTGTAGCATCTGCTACACTACGCATATTCTTTATATCCTGTACTGATAACCGTACACGAGCATTACCACCAACAGTACAAGATACTTTGTAGCAATTCCACAATAAAGCACCCATATTATTTGTCACAGTAAATGTTTTATAGCCACCACAAATAGGACAATTAAGCCTACGAGATTCACCATTAGAAACATTTAAGTCTTCTACATAAGTTTTCATGTTCATCATTATAATATCCTTATTATATATGTTTATATATAGTCCGTTGGGCAATGACGATGTTTTAATATCATATATTTTAACTACCGTCAATCCCTTTTCGTGCATTTAATGCTAAATTAGCACTAGCAAATGTGTTTTTCATGTATGGTTTAACTGACTGTGGATTAGCGTGTCCTGTAACCGACATAATTTGTGCCATATCCACACCCGCATCTACCATTTCAGTTGTACCTGTACGCCGCAAGTCAGATAATCGTAGTTCATCTGGTAATCCAGCCTCTTGCATCACCTTACGTGCTAGTTTAGGTAGCTTTGTAAGGCCGTAGGGGGCGTATACACCGCGTCTAGGGCGTGTAGAGGGGGCTACATACTCCTGAAAGCCAAAGGCCCCTCTCTGGTCTTCTAGCATTGATGCTAATTCTTCTGAAATTGGCAAAAATACCTCTGCCCTACGTTTTGATTGCTTGATGTGTACACGTTTATTGTCTAAGTCTAAGTCAGACCATTTCAATACTCGCATATCCCCTAGTCTCTGACACCATTCATAGGCCATATGTGCTATAAGTCCTATGTTTCTTGTATGAAACTCTGTGTACGCCACATCAAGAAACTTGAGTACCTGTTCACGTGTCCAGACAACCTTACGAGGCTTCGTTCCACGCCTTTTAACACTCAAGAATGGATTGATGAGGCACAATTCCATATTCAGCCCATGATTGATGGCAATACGAGAGGCAGACAAGACGTGGTTTGCCAATGCCACGCCTCTGTCACACCATTCATTGTACGCTTCTTTAGCCATACGAGAAGAAACTTTTTCACAATCACACTCGCCAAATCTTTTGTCTTGTACAACTGTGTCCAACATAATACCGATATGGTACTTATATTGTGCTTTAGTTTCTTCCCGCAATTGCTTGAAATCATAGGAAGAATAGTAATCTTTTACTACTCGTTCTAGTTTCATTATGCTGCCAATGCTCTAAATTGAGGTGCTTCAATCCACTTAGCAACTTCCTGTTCTCTAGCCCACATAGACTGTGCTTCAGTGTCGTTGCCCGTGTTACGAAGATTAAAACCATTACGCTCGTCAGCATAGCTGGCGTAGTTGGTAAAGGCAGAGTACAATGCCCAGAGATTACGTCCACGAGTGGCAACCTCTTGGTTATATAAGCTGAACATCTTCTCTGATTTATTTTCTGATTTAATTATAGCGTCCAGCAGATTTTTTACATTTTCAGCTTTTAGACTGATTGTTGCCCAACGCTGAAACATATCAGCAGACTTATCAAAGTCTTTAATGGTTGTCTTTAACTGATTAATAAACACACCCAAATTAAAGTTTGATGTATTCTTACGCTTAACTTTATCATAATCGCCTGTAATCATTCCATTAGTGCAAAAGAAATCAATCGCACCAAAGAACACCATATTACTACAGGAACCATCAATACCATGTAAGGCAATCAAACGAGGCGCAATGGTTGTTGTGTGCTTATCTGTTTCAATCTTACGCAACTTGTTTGGCATAGTCATGTCCATCATAGCCCATGCATTATTTTTAGCAGTGCTATATTTTATGTTCATGTTGTTGCATACATCAGAACCCAAGTGTTCAGAGATTGTGTTATGTGTTCTGGTAAAAAAATCACCGTGACTTGCACAAGTAAAGTCCTTACCAACAATCCCAAGATATTCGCCTGTATTTCCATTGATGACGTATTTAGATTTGTCAAACTTTGTAGTTTCAAATTCTACAGGAAAGTTTAGGTGGTCTGGAACCAATTCATTTGCTGTAAAGTCTAATGGCATATCTATTCTCCTTTTCTAAAGTGTAGCACCTGCTACAGTGCCAAGTGATACTGTGTTATATAGGGTTATAGACGCAGTGTCAAGTCTCAATGTTGAAATCGTGCTTAACTTGATCTGCGGCGGCTTCAAGTTCTTGAAGTTCATATGCAGGAATATACTTAACACCAGTATAGATACCGTCATGTGCAATACTTTCAGCCCATTTGTGTAGTTGTATGACGCTTGCAAGCAAGTCAACAGGAACTTGATTAACAATCTTTTGACGTTCTTTACGTTCTTGTTCACGCTTCTTTTCAAAGAAAGCCATACGTTCATCCATAGTCATATTATCTAGTTTTTTTGTCATATCATATCTCCTTTATAGTAAAGCAAGTAGGGGTAACACTACAAATATAAATACTACAACATCCATTGTGGCATCTCCCTTCCTTTGTTGTATCGTGCAAAAGCACTTTTGTCAACCTTGTAGAACCTGCGATAAGCAATGATAGGCCAGTTCTCATCCGTCTTTAGGTCATCGTGTCCACTGAAACACTGTGGATGTGGTGTCATAAAGTTGGTTGTGTCAGGTATTTTGCAGACACCAAACTCCAATGCATGATAATGCTTGCCAGCACCATGCTGTTTGCCATAGCGGTGTGTATACTCACGAAGCATTGCATCATATAGCCGGAAGGCATAGCCGTAGTTACGCTGGTTGTCCATTGCCCACAGTGTGCAAGGGTGCTTCTGATGCACAGGCTTGTATAAACCACGAGCCTCTGCATACTCAGGTGCATGATGCCACAGTGCAGTACATAGCATCTGTGCTTCTTCCAATGGCATCTTGACAATATGCTGGTCACACAGTGACTTAGCGATAGCATCGGGGTGATGCTCAATTAAAAACCTGTTCATGTGTCATTCTCCCACTTTATGTTGAGTTCAATTTCATTCCACGCAGATTCATAGGCAGCATCCCAATTAGTATGGTATCCTCTGTCTACGTCTTCGTCAGCCATTAAGATTGCCCAATGGTTAATGCAAGGCTCGTGGTCTAGTGGTAACTCATGCTCAATTAGAAATCTATTCATCTGCAATCGTCCTCATCAAATTTACAACGTGTTGTGTAGTATGCCATCAACAGTGCGGCAACCTCTGGGAATGTTTCCCAATCAGGTCTGCTACAATTCCACTGATGGTCAATCTCGCTGTCAAGCGCAACCAGTATGGCGTTGACTTGTTTCTTTGGTAAGTTAAGTGTTATCATCTTCATTCTCCTCTGCGTCTAAGATAGCCCAATATTGGTCAAAGGTATACACTTGTGTATCTGTTTCAACTTCCATTGGGTATGCACCGAAATGGGCATAGTGTTCATACACATATTCTTTGATGGCTTCATAGTCCACGTTCATCCTCATTCTCCTTCGGTAAGTATACATCTACATCACAGCCACAGTTAGGGCAGTGCAAGTTAGTCACCATTGCATATGTATCTTCACATCCATATGCTTCAGCATCATGGTCACATCCCCATATCAGTTCTGTATTACAGTGCCAACAGTTCATGTGTCATTCTCCTCATCAAAGTAAAAGAATATACGGCACTCATCACCCATGTCATCAGCAAGAAACCAACCTGATGGTTCAGCATTTTCTTTTGCAGGGCAAGTCAGCATCCATTCCCAAAACTCTTGTCGTGTCATCGTATAACTCCCAATACCCAATTCTCTGCACAGTTTTCGGCATACACCTCACTGTGTCCTTTGATGTTGCGTTCCTCAATGATAGCACCATCCTGCATCATGTACACAGTATAGCTACCATCAGGCTCTACAAAGACAGTCGCTTTGCGGTATGCACCCATGCCACGACTGCAATCTTCATCACTATAAAACTCATGCAACAGCATCTTCATTCTCCTCTGCGTGTTCAGCTATGTATTCACTAATACCAAACTCATCATCCAGTTCGGGGTAATCTTCCACTACACTTTCCACATCAGTAGTACACCAGTCATCACCATCGGTATATTCACCAATGTATCCCCAACCTTCATCAAGGTAACGTGCTGTCACCTCAAAGCCCATGTCTACCAGCTTGTCATAGATAGGCATAGGTGGTGACCATGCAGTGTAGAAGTACAGTTGTAATGTGTTAGCGTCAAAGCGAGTGCAGTGTGATTCATACACATCCCACTTTGTACCCCAATTCTGTAGACGCCACTCGTACCAGCCTGTCACACCATTCTCATCAAATCCTGCTGTGCCTTCAAGTTCCTTTGGCATAGGGATAAGTGTCTGGCACAGTGGCGTGTCATCTGTGTTCATGATGTTGTAAATCATGTCAATCTGCTGGCTGTCAGCGTGTGACAGGATTACTCTGTTGTCTGTATGATTAGGCATATCAAAACTCCTTCCATGCTATGTAAAACATTACAAGTATACACACTATATAAAACGCTAGTATGAATCCCATTACAATGCCATCTGTTTCCATTTGTCGCACCTGCTACAATTAAGTAGTCTGTCCATAGTTAAGCATACGTTCCTGTGTATGACGCTTGAACTTAGCCAGCTTACGGCGATTATGCTTGGCAGACCAGTCACGACTGTTCTTCTTGCCCTTTGGCTGACGCTTTGCTTTTTCTATATTCATGTTCCCATGCATCTTTCTGCTCCTTTTTACGATTGTATTTGGTATTGTCAGGCACTACCTGTGACCTACGTCTGTTCTGTAACATAGTCTTTGCAATAGGATTTATGCGTTTAATCATAATTGCCTCATAATCCTTCCATATTTGTAGCAGGTGCTACACTTAGTGTTGATGTAATAGAATAGTCTTACGCTTACCAATGGTAGTCTGCGAGAAACAGCCAGCTTTGCAGATACCACAGTGACCTTTCAAGCCCTTGCCAGTCTTAGGGCAGTCAAACAAACGCTCACCATCGGGGTCATGCGTCACGCTGTCATCACCATAAAACATAATATTCCAGCCATCACGCTTGAGCATATCCCACTCATCATGTGAATTGCTAGGATCAAGTGACGCATTGACAGCCATGTTGGGCAAGGTCATCAAGTCCTGTTCAATCATCAGCTTGAGCATTGGACTACGCCATGCCCTAGTCGGCATCCACCACACAGTATCAGGATTAGCCAAGGCAATCTCACGTACACGATACACATCTGCCGCATCCTTGATAGCTTCGCCACGTGTCATATGACGTACACGTTTGGTTTGCTTACGCTTACGCTGAAGCCATGACGATATACCACCAGCATTGATTCGGTTAATCGTCTGCCAAACAGTCTCACACCTATCGTCACGTTTAGCCATGTTTGGATATAGCTTGTATAGCTTGACGTTGTAGCAAGTGACATCACAAAACTCAGTACGATGGTCACATGAACCTGTGTGGTTTTCTGTGTCATTGATAGGGCGGTCATTGGCAAACATACCAATGTCATCACACCAACGAAACAAATCGTCTAATTGAACTTTTGTAAGAGCAGTCATAATACACCTCAGTGTTTAGGGGTTAGGGGTGACACACTATTGCATCACCCCATTGTAGCAGGTGCTACAGTCTATCGTGCCTCATGGATAACAAAGTCGTTGCCATTCTTTGAGACAACACGATACAGGTTCCAGAATGGGTTGCCATAGTAGCGAACATGATACCCATCATTTACCTGTAGGAATTTGCCACTGGCTGAAGTACCCACATAGTACTTGCCAAGGCGGTTATATTTACGAGTGTTAGTGCGATCAATAGTTGGCTTGATCCCAGATACACGATTGATAAAGTTAGTCATTTTTACTTTCATATACATGGCACATCTCCTTTTCTGCCAAAGTTTTAACGTACCCTTATTATGGGGTAGGGCAACCCTTATGTCAAGTGTAGCAAGTGCTACACATTATTGGTGGGCAAAGGTGAGTATAAATGCCACCATAGATGATGCAGACAAAAACAATGCTATACCTGCCCCATTCATATGACCACCATACATCAGCACAAAGCTGACAAAGAACCACAAGATGCACATACCCAATGCAATCACCATGAGTGTTAGTTTTTCTGACATATCAATTCTCCCAAAGTAACTTGTTTGTCGGCAAGTTTAGCCGCCATAATTAAGGCATCACACCAATCACCGCCAGTCTCACGCCACACGTGTATTTTGAATGTGTGCCAGTCAATCGGATCACATATACCTACACAATCAAGCACATGATCTTTGTATGTAGCCATACGCATTTCAGCATCAGTCATCATTGTTTAGTCTCCATTAAATGATAGGATTGTAGCAGATGCTACAGTTTTCTTAGCACCAAAGATTTTATGCCAACGTGCTGTACGTTCTTGTTTAGCTACAGCCTCAAGATAAGCCTTGATATTGTTAGCCGACATCATAACGCCATCACGTAATTCAGGATGTCTACCTAAATATGCTACACGTTCTTGATCAGGTGCTACTCTTTCAAGTGTACCATTTGAGCGAAGCCTACCCATACGATTGACATTCACCATGCGTCCATTTTCAAAGTTTTTAGCCATGAGTTTTAGCCCTTTTTTCTGTTTGCTAAGTTAAAGTCCCGATTATCAACAGCATCAATACAACATTGTTCGGTTGATGTATAGTGTAAACACTCGCCTGTATCCGCATCACACACAAAATAATCTCGCACTTGGTTATTGTGGTCATGCCAAAAAATCTTATAGCCTTTGTAATTAAACATTTTGTGTCACTCCGATTGTAGCAGGTGCTACAGTTAAAATGTGAAACCTAATTGCCACCATTACCAATGACAACCTGCATTGTTTTACGATGAGGCACTAAATAGCCCATGTCAAGCGCAAACTGTTTGGCATCAGATTCGGTTGGAAAATCCCTAGTCAATATGTGGGACGTTTTACCGGATACGCCATAGCTAACATTTAGACGACTACCCTCAATGCCCCATCCAGATGTGTATGAAACATAGAAGTTTTTAGCGGTAACTGTTCTTAACTCTTGCATCTTGTGACCTCATTAAAATTGTAGCAGGTGCTACAGTTAGGGTTGAAATAGCCTGATTTCCAAGCATCATCTATATTACCCCATGCCCATGCTTATGTCAAGTCAGCCCCATACCCATGCTCCATACTATCACGTACTGACATAATATGTTCATCCCCATGTCGTCCCCATGCCCTGTGTACTGTCATATGACACGCCAAATTGTGGGCAAAAGAAAACCCCGCCGAAGCGGGGCAAGTGTTGGGGAAAGTGTAGCAGGTGCTACATTGCGGCGGATTGTTTAGCAGGTTTTTCGTTTGCTTCATCAAACCAGAATGCAATCACCTTGTCAAAATCAATACCGCTTGCCTTGGCAAATTCTTCTATAGCGGCAAATTGCGCTTGCCAATTTTTTGCGTTGGTTTCTGTCCAGACTGTAGCAGGTGCTACATTTTCTGCAGGTGCTTTTTTGCCTTGTCCAGATTTGCCTTGGCGTTTTGCTTTTGCTTTTGCAATAGGCATACCATTGTCATCTAATTTTGATACCTTTTCGCGTATGCCTCGCACATGAGTAACGTTATCCAATAGACCATTTTGAACAGCGTTTTTCACTCTTTTGGCGTTTGTATCAATCCAAACGATTGCGGCCAGTTTATCATGTGCCGCATTTTGACGCCCTGCAAAGAGTGAATACCCTGCTTTTGTTAAGGCATCAATTAGCGGTTGTCCGCGCAATTTACCTTTAATTGCTACCACGTTTTTTGCATCCTGCAAAATCGCGTCAATATTATCATATAGAAAACCGGCTTGCCGATTTTCCAAACGTGACATTGTTTGATCATGGTTTTTTTCAAATTTAACTAGTACAGACATTTTTTTATTCCTCTCAAAATGTGGCGTTGGCGGTATTGCCTTGCCGATAATTAAAAGTATCAAATGCTAGCGTTTATGTAAAGCACAACGTGACATTGTAGCAGGTGCTACAGTGATGAATAATTGACACCTTGCCCGTCAATACCTTGACACCTGTCATTTTTTTGACGCTACTATCATGTGTACTATCGTACAACTATCATTA